TCACCAGCTCGACGCTGACCAGCCTGGTGGTGAACCTCAGCCTATCGTCGGTAATAGCCTGGAACCCCTACATGAGCATCACGAAGTCGGCAGGGACCACGGCACGCGCGTTCAGGTTCCGCCGGCACCTGATGATTGGGACAGTGCAATGAACATCAACACGCCAGAGCAGCTGATCCAGCTCGACAACCCGGTCTCGAAGACCAGTAAGCCCGCTTGGGACAAGCAGCTACTGGTCGACGTGGCCATCGGCACGTCGGAAATGGAGATCCTCGAGGCCTACGACCTGCAGGCGCACCAGCTGCGCGAGATTCTCGAGGACAGCACGTTCCTCGTGGCGCTGGCCACCCTGAAAAAAGAGCTCGACAAGGACGGCATGAGCTTCAGGCTGAAGTGCCAGCTGCAGGCCGAGGCCATGCTCGAGGAAAACTGGATGCTCGCCCACGACCGCGAGAACGTGCCGGCCGAGACCCGGCGCAAGGCGATTGCTGACACCGTCCGCTGGGCCGGCTTCGACAACCAGGGCGGCGCAAGCGGCCTCGGAGGCGGCGGTGGGTTCACCATCAACGTCATCACCGGCTCTTCTGGCCGGGCAGGCGTCACGATCGAGGGCGAGAAGGAATGAGCGTAAGCATTGACTACACGCCGGAGCCTATCGCCGACGCGTTCCTCCAGAGCGAGAAATTCTACAACTTCATCGTCGGTCCGGTAGGCTCGGCGAAGACCACGGCGATCCTGTTCAAGATCGTCTACCACGCCTCAAAACAGGCGCCCAGCCCGGTGGACGGTATACGCCGGACCCGGTGGGTTATCGTGCGGAACACCATGCAGCAGCTGAAGGACACCACCCTCAACTCGTTCTTCACCTGGTTCAAGCACGGCCAGGCCGGCACGTGGAAGGCGTCTACGAACACGTTCGTGTTTCGCTTCGCCGACATCGAGGCTGAGGTGTTGTTTCGTCCGCTCGACACCCCTGACGACGTCAGCCGGGTGTTATCGCTCGAGGTGACCGGCGCGATCCTGGACGAATTCGTCGAGATTCCCAAGGAGATCGTCGAATCGCTGTCTGGTCGCTGCGGCCGCTACCCGTCGAAGAAAGACGGCGGTGCCACCTGGTGGGGCATGTGGGGGGCGAGCAACCCGGGCAACGAGGACGACTGGTGGTACACCTGGCTCTATGACCAGAAGCCGTCGAACATGGGGTTTTTCATCCAGCCGTCGGGGTTTTCGCCCGAGGCCGAGAACATCGAAAACCTGCCGGGCGGCCGCGGCTACTACACCAACCTGGCCGAAGGCAAGAGCCCGCAATGGGTCAAGCAGTTCATCGAGGTGAAGTGGGGCTACAGCATCCGCGGCAAGCCCATCTACACCTCGTTCAACCCAGAGGTCCACGTCGCCAAGCAGCCGCTGCAGTTCAATCCGCATCTCCCTCTGGTGATCGGGTTCGACGCCGGCCTGACGCCGGCGGCCATCTTCGGCCAGCAAGACCCGCAGGGGCGCGTGCTGATCCTCCGCGAGCTGACCAGTGAGAACATGGGGGCGCGCCGGTTCTGCCGCGAGAAGATCCGACCGCTGTTGAATCGCGAGTTCCGCGACGCCGACCTGGTCATTCAGGCGGACCCCGCGTGCGGTCAGCGGGCGCAGACCGACGAGCGCAGCGTCAGGCAGGTGCTGGAGGAAGAACTCGGCGTCCGCGTGTACCCGGCGCACAGCAACACGCTGACCGACCGCCTCGGCGCCGTCGACAGTCTGCTCACCCGGCTGGTGGAGGGCCAGGCCGCGTACCTGGTGGACCCGTCGTGCAAGGTGCTGATCCGTGGCTTTACGTCCGGCTACCGCTACCCGGTCAACAACAAGGGGGTCAAAGGTGACAGCCCGGAGAAAAACGCCTACTCTCACCCGCACGACGCCAACCAGTACCTGTGCATGATGTTCGAGCGCGACGCTATGCGCGAAGCGAAACGGCTCAAGATGCCAAAAATGCCGACCTACCGCAACAGCTACGTCTACTAGGGATAAGCCATGGCCGACGGCTCTCAAGACCCGGAAATCAAGGTAAGCCCGGATGCGCTTACAGCGCTCGGTCGTAACCTGCGGTCGAAGTTCACCCAGTACACGCGCGACCGCAGGCTGATCGAAGAGCAGTGGATGAAGAACCTCCGCCAGTACCTCGGCCAGTACGACCCCGACCTGATCTCCAGGATGGACCCGCAGCAGAGCAGGGCCTACCCCAAGATCACCCGGGTCAAATGCGTGAGCATGGTTTCTCGGCTGACGTCGCTGCTGTTCCCCGCCGACGAGAAGAACTGGAGCCTGGAAGCCAGCCCGACCCCGAGCCTGCCGCCCGAAGCGCTGCAGGCAGCGATCGACCAATGGATGGCCACCCACAACGGCTTCAACCTGGCCGACTTCGATATGGCCGTGGGCCGCTTTGCGGCGAACGCCGCGGAGAAGATGGAGGCCCAGATCGATGACCAGCTGGCGGACATCGCCGCCTATGGCCCGTGCGACTACCAGACCCTGGCGCGCCGCGTCGTGCGCTCGGCGGTGATCTACGGGCCGGGCATCATGAAAGGCCCGATGACGCTGGCCGACACCCGCTCGGTCCCGGTAACGTTGCCCGACGGCCGCATCACTGTCGGTACGGAGACGACATATCGTCCCTACTTCGAGTACGTTTCGAACTGGGACTACTACCCCGACCTGGCTGCGAAGACCTTCGCGCAGATGGATGGGCAGTTCCAGCGCCACATATTCTCCCGACACCAGCTGCGAAAGCTGGCCGAGCGCGCCGACTTCCGCGGCAACGTCATCAACGACTACTTGCGCTCCCACGCGGATGGCAACTACACGCGCCAGACGTACGAGACGGAGCTGCAGACCCTTGGCGAACAGACCAACGTCGTCGCCGACACCCGCAAGTTCGAGGTGGTCGAGTACTGGGGGTACGTCTCGGGCTACGAGCTGAGCCAGGCCGGCGTGAACATCGACGACAGCAAGCTGAACACCGAGCTGAAGGCCACGGTGTGGATGCTCGATGACGTCGTGATCAAGGCGGCCGAAGACCCACTGCCGGAAGGCGCCTCGATGTACCACCAGTTCGTCTTCGAAGAAGACGACGTGAACCTCATGGGCACCGGCCTACCGGAAATCATGCGTGACAGCCAGATGGCCGTGAGCATGGCGTCTCGCATGCTGATGGACAACGCGTCGGCTGTGTGCGGGCCCAACGTCGAGGTAGACTGGAACCGTCTCAGCCCCGGCCAGGACACCACCATCAAGCCGTTCAAGGCGTGGATGGTGGAGCCTGACGCCTCGCAGGGTAATGCGCCAGCTGTGCGCCCGGTTAAATTCGACTCCAACCTCACCGAGCTGCAGGCCGTGGTCAAGATGTTCCTGGAGTTCGCGGACGCAGAGACGTTCGTCAACCCGATCACCGGTGGCGATATGGACGGTTCCGGTGAGGCGCTGCGCACGACCGGCAACATGTCCATGGTGCTTGGTAACGCGGCGCTGCCGTTCCGCGACATCGTGCGGAATTTCGACAAGTTCACGGTGAGCGCCATCCATTCGCTGGTCGAGTGGAACATGGCGCTGAACCCGCGACGCGACATCGTCGGCGACCTTCGCCCGATCGGCCGTGGAGCGACTACACTGATCGCCAAGGAGATCCGTGCGGCTGCGCTGGACAACCTGGCCAACACCTTGCTCGAGGAAGAGAAGGACTACATCGACTTCGGACAGCTGGCCAAACAGCGCCTGCTCTCGCGCGACCTGCCGCTGAACCAGATCATGGTCAGCGAGGAAGTCGCCAAGCAGCGCCAGGACGACAAGGCAAGCCAGGCTCAGGAAGCGCGCGACCAAGCCCGTCGGATGTTCGAAGAAGAGCTCAAGAACCTGGCGAGCGACTCGCTGAAGCAAGCGTCCCAGGCCCAGAAAAACGTCGACGCCGCGGACGTGGCTACTTTCAAAGCCGTCCTCGACGCGTTGGCCCAAGGAGTCAGCCCTCATGCAGTCGCTCGAGCAGCGCAACGAACTACGCCAGCAGCTGGCGGAAATCAAGAACAGCCACGAGGTCAAGCTGGTGGTGCAGTTCCTCCAGCACCAGATGAACCAGGAGCTGCAGGCATTGCTCAAGGCCTCCGACCCGGCGCAGCTGACGCGTTTACAGGGTAAGGCGCAGGCCTACAGGGACGCTGTGGACATCCTGCAGCGTCCCATGCCAGAGAAGCCGGGACAACCGGCCGCTTAGTAAGTTATTGACAACATCACAGCCGCGGAGTAAATAGCGCTCATGAACAACGAAGCCAATGCCCAACAAGAGTTCGACTCTGCCCTCACCGAGGCGATGAATGAGAGCTCGGCACCTGATACGCAGGCAAGCGCGCCGGACCCGGCAGAGCCTGCGCAGGCTCCTGTTGCACAAGATCCGGCCCAAGATCCGGCTGCCGCTGCTTCTGCTGAAGGCGAGCCGGCGAAAGCTGACGAACCTGCTGCGCAGCCGACTCCTGCGGCTGAGGCTCCTGAAGTAGACGCCAAGCCGGAACCTGTTCCGACGCCTGCGCCGACCCCGGTGAACCAGCCGGCACCGCTTGACCCGACATTCCTCGCCCAGGCCATTGTCGAAGCGCAGCGCCAGGCTCAGCAGTCGCAGCAACCCGAGCCGATACAGAAGGCCGAGCCGAAGCTGGAAGATTTCATCAGCGCCGACGAGAAAGCGGTGCTGGACAAATACGACTCGGAGTGGGGCGAAGTGTCCCAGGCCGAGCAGATCCGCACCAAGGCCGCGATCGCGCTGGCCTTGGCGCAGTTCAAACTGGAAGTGCAAGGTGAGCTGGCGCCGGTCCGCGCGTACATGCAACGATCGACAACTACCGCGCACACCGCAGCGATCCACGCCGCCCACCCGGATATCGAATCGATTACCGGGGACGTGGTCAAGTGGGTCAAAGAGCACCCGAACCAGATGGTCCGCGACAGCGGGGCTCAGGTGCTCAAACAAGGCAACGCGCAACAGGTCATTGGCCTGGTGTCGTTGTTCAAGGAAGCGACGGGACGGACGGGTGCAGCGCCAGCCACGCAAGCAGCCTCGCCAGCCGCGCAAGAAGCACCTGCTGCACCTACGCCTGCCGCGCCTGCCGCGCCCGATCCCGCCCGGGAGAAAGCCGCCGCAGCCACTGCAGCCGTGACCGCAGCTCAACGTGGTGGCATCCCCACCGGGAAGGACCAGACCGACTTCGATCTGGCCTGGAAAGAAGCCATCGCAAGCGCATCTTGACGACACAAAGGAGATAGACCATGTCGTACAGCGGCACTACTTACGGCGACATTACCCCGCGTCAGGCGGCTTACTCGATCGCCAACCTGCTGAAGCGCGCGCTTCCGCTGCTGACCATCGAGAAGTTCGGCCAGACTTACCCCATTCCGAAGAACAACACCAAGGTCGCCAAGTGGCGCCGTTACTACATCGACGGCGGCACCGGTGCTTACTCTGGCGAGGCCGGCAATTACAGCATCCCGCTGGCGCTGACCCCGCTGGTCGAGGGCGTGACCCCCGCTGGTCAGCAGATGGCGAACAAGGACTACACCGCTACCCTGGTGCAGTACGGCAACTACATCGAGTTCACCGACGTGATCCTCGACCTGCACGAGGACATGCCCGCGCTGCTGCGCGAGCTGACCGACATGCTCGGCGAGCAGATGGCGGTGACCATCGAGACTCTGCGGTTCAACGTGCTGAAGGCTGGCACCAACGTGTTCTACGCCAACGGCAACGCCCGCAACGCCGTCAATACTGTGCTCACCCGCGAGCTGCAGATGCGCATCACCCGCGCGCTGAAGCGCCAGAACGCGATGACCATCACCTCGGTGGTGAAGTCCTCGGTGGCCTACAACACCCAGCCGATCGAAGCCTCCTTCGTTGCGCTGTGCCACCCGGACGTCGAGAACGACATCCGCAAAATGGACGGCTTCGTGTCGACCAAGCACTACGCGTCGATCACCCCGATGGAAGGCGAGATCGGCTCGGTGGACGACGTGCGCTACATCCGCTCGACCGTATTCGCATCCTTCCCGGATGCGGGCGGCGCAGCTGGTGGCACCGTGCTGTCGACCACTGGCTCCTCGGCCGACGTCTACCCGGTGCTGTTCATCGCGCGCGACGCCTATGGCCTGGTGCCGCTGAAAGGCGACAACGTGGCCAGCGTGATGGTCGTACAGCCGAAGCCGACCAACGTCGACCCGCTGGCTCAGCGCGGCACCGCCGGCTGGAAAGTGTGGAACGCCACCGTCATCCTGCAGGATGCCTGGCTGATCCGCGCCGAAGTCGCTGCGAGCGTATAACGGCCTGCTGAACGAAAGGCCCGCCCTGGTGGCGGGCCTTTTCATAGGGGGCTACAGTGAACGACATAGCAATCGAGGCGCCGGGCATGAGCAACTGCGTTCGCATCACCACCGCCGAAAACGGGTACGTGCTCGAGTACGAAGACCCCGAAGTCCGCAAGAAAAACCGCGACAACTGCTGCCCATGGGAAGATCCGTGGAAGCAGCGCGTGTACGACACACCGGAAGCCCTAGCCGCCGATCTGGTGCGCGTGCTTCCGATCATGAAAGAACAGGGAAAAGAAGCCATGGAACCGGCAGAAGAATTCAAAACCGCGTTGTCACAGGCGTTCAAGGAGACTGACGAATGAGCACCGATATCGACCTCAACACCCTCGACGAGACCAAACCCGAGACCGCTGCGCTGCAGCCGGCGAAGAAACCGCGCGCCAAGAAAGCGGCCAAGCCTGTGCAGGCCAAAACCGCCGAAGCCCTCAAGGTGGCCACTGAGGCGTTCGCCCAGGTGTCCGCCGAAGTGCATACCCCGGTCGGCGTACCGCAGGAAGAAAAGCGCGTCCGCATCATCCTCGAAGAAAACGACGAGATCCCACCCACCGGTCTCTACGTTGGCGTCAACGGCAAGGGCTACCTGATCAAGGCTGGCGAGGAAGTGTCGGTCCCCGAGTCGGTGATCGAAGTCCTGAAAAACGCCATAAAAGACAAGCCGATCATGGAGTCCGGGCGCATTGTGCGCTACCGTAAGGCCTCCCGTTTCCCCTTCCAGCGCCTGGACTGACCAGCGAGGTATTCGTCGTGACGCTCAAGGAACTGCTCGCAGAGCTGCGTAACAACATCCTGCGGGACGTCACCTACCGCGTCGGCGCAAGCAGCGACGAATACCTGTGGACCGACGAGACGCTGATCCGCTACATCAACGAGGCCGAACGCAAGTTCTGCCGCATGACCCAGTGCCTGCGTGACAAGACCACCGCGGCTGTCACACAGGTCACCCTGCAGCCGGACGTAGCCGAGTATGTCATTGACAAGCGCGTGCTCGACGTTCTTGACGTCCACATCCAGGGGTATCAGCTGCGCCCGTCGCAGAACGACGCACTGAACGGCTATCCCGGCAACGTGGCCACCGGCAGCGTGAACGTGAAAGCGTCCCGCCGCGGCCGCCCGCTGCTGTTTTCACTCGATGAAGCCGACCGTACCTTGCGGCTGTATCCCATACCCAGCGAGGAGTTCGCCGGCACGATCGCCTATCTGCGCGTGGCGCGCTTGCCGCTGAACCCGCTGACCAAATCCAACTTGGCCGCCAGTCCAGAGGTCGACGAGGACTACCACCTCGAGCTCCTCGAATGGGCTGCATGGCGGGCGCTCCGCAACCACGACGTGGACGCAGAGAACATGGCCAAGGCCAGCGCGCACAAGACCAGGTTCTTGCAGGCGGTAGACGAAATGAACATAGACGCCAAGCGCGCCAAGGCGTCCCCAGTGCAGTTCGGTGTGAACGCGAGGTTTGACTGATGGCCGACAACCGCAGAACGGTAGGCAACTACTACGGGGTCAACGAAGACATCCCGATGATCCCCGGTGTGGCCGACCCGTACGCCACGGATTATGACGCTCAGCTCGGCTTGGGCCTCACTGCGGCCATCGAGGACAACCAGGCGGATATCGCCAAGCGCCAGGCTGCGGCAGTCGCAGCGAACAACGCGCGGCGCGCCGCCCAGGCAGCCCCTGGGGCCCCGACCCCTATCGCCGGACCGACTAACGCGGCTGGACGCCAGAACGCGTTCGATGTGACCAACACCAGCACGGTCGACGCCGCCGGCAACGTTACTAGCAACCTGGCGCAACCAGTCGGTGCTGGCCTCACCATGGGGTTCGGCGGCGGGAACGAGACTGCCACCCAGTACCTGCAGCGCATGCAGCAGAGCGACCAGCAAGCCGCACTGAACCGCCAGCGCACTCAGCTTCTGGACCGTTTTACCGCTGCGCAGGACAACCTCAGTGCGGATTCGTCGATCGGCGAGATCGGCGCTGCGCGCGCGCAGCTGGCCGGACTGACCCCGCTGCTCGGCGCAACCACTGGTGCTACTGCTGACCTGGCGCGCACCGACGTTGGCGCCAGCGCTGACCTGGCCCGGGCGAACATCGGCGCGGCCGCGGCAATCCAGGAACGCGCCCTGGCCAACGCAGGACAGCTCGCCGCCGTCGACTTGACCGGCCAGTACGGCCTGCAGGAAGCCAGCACGCGCGGACAGGCTGCTGTAGGTGCGGCCCTGGCCAAGGCGTCGCTCGACGCCAACACTGGCAAGAACCAGAAGGCAGCGCAAGAAGCGCAGCTGCTGCAGCTGCGTGAGGCCCTCGCGCTGCAAGCGCTCGAGAACGGCGAACCTGAACGCGCGGCGGCGCTGGCTAGCGGTGCTACTCCGGCTACTCCGAAGCTGATCAACGACAACCTCGGCCTGCCATATGCCAAGCAGATGCCGGACGGTAGTATCGTTGCGCTGAGCCCGACCGAACTGGCGCAGCTCGCAGCGGCAAGACAACAACTGGCCACCGGGGGCGAGTAATGGCGGCGCAGACCAACTACGCGGATATCGTCGCCAGGGCTTATCAGCTCCAGGCTGAACGTCAAGCGCAGCAGGCAGCCGACGCTGAGACGCAGCAGGCGGAACTGCTGCGCCAGCGCGACGCCACGCGCAGCCGAACATTCGGCGAAGTCGCGCAAGACGTTGGACTGCAGCTGACCCAAGGCGTGGTGGGTCTGGGGCAGGCGCTCTATGGGGCTGGGAACCTGGCAACCCTGGGCCTGCTCGACCGTGGCGCAGGGATTTCGCGAGACTTCGCGGAGACCAACCAGATTCTGCAAGGAGCCAAGTCTGCCCCGACGCAGGCGCGCGCGGCCGAAGCTCAGCGCGCGTTCGATGAGGAAGGCGTAGCGGCAGGCCTGGGGGCGTACGTCACCAGTCCAGCGCTGCTGCAAGATCTGGTAGTGAGCAACGCACCGTCGCTGATCCCCGGCGTTGCTGTGGCCGGTCGCGCTGGCCGTGTGGCAGCCGCGGCGACTACTGGCTTGGAACAGGCTGCCGCGTCCAAGCTGATTCGCGAAGCGGCTACTACGGCCGCAGTGCGGACCGCCGGTGCGCAAACCGCAGGCGCTACCAACGTCGACGCGATCAACGCCATACGCGACGCAGGCGGTGGTGAAGACCTCCAGCAGTTCGGCGGTGTCGGCGCGGGCTTGCTGGCCGGCCTGGCTACTCCTGCGCTGAGCCGTCTTACTGGCGCCGGCGCGCTGGAAGCGGCAGCAGCCAACGCCCTCAACCCAGCCACACGCGCTGCGTTCCAGACCGGTGCCGGCGGTGTCGCTCGCGGCGTGGCCGGTGGTTTCCTCCGCGAAGGTACGGAAGAAGCTGCGCAGTCGTCCGTGGAGCAGCTGGCGCAGAACTTGTTCGCGCCTGGCGTCGACCTTGGCCAAGGCGTCGGTCAGGCCGCGGCCCTCGGTGGTTTGGCTGGCGGCCTGCTCGGCGGCGGCCTCGGCGCTGTGTCTTCCAGCCCGCGCCAGAGCAGTGGCCTGCGCGACCAGATTGAGTCGACGCTGAACGAGTTCTCTGCCGAACAGGCTGCGCCTGACGCCCAGGGCGAACTGCGGGGGCTGCGCGGCGTTCTCGGTCGTCGGTTCGTGCAGCCAGTGAGCAACGCGCCGGTGCCTGAGCCTACCGGGCTGAACGCGGCAATGCAGCGTGTGCGCGCGGAGCAGGCGTACGTGCAGAACCTGCCGAACATGCTGCCGGAGATCAACAGCGACACCGGCCCGCTACCCTACGACAACCTGGGCGAAGTGCAGACCGACGTGGGCCTGCCGACCCCCGACGTCGAAGAACTCACCGGCGCCCGCGCGGCGATCGCTCGCGTGCGGGCCCAAGCGATTCCCCAGATGCAGGTAGAAGAACTGCCTGTTGAAACGGTCGACGCTGCGGCCGCGCCGCGTACCGGCAGCCTGCTTGACGCGATCGCGTCGACTCGCGCTCGCCAAGGGCAGCTGGGCGGCACCGACCTGCTTGGCGGGCCGCTGGCTGACCAGGGTGCGTTCTTCCGCGCCGCCGAAGAGCCGGGCGCAGCTCCGGTGTTGGCCCAGGTGCCGGCCGAGGTCCAGCCGCCGCTGCCGTTCGACCGGCCTATCCCGAGCTGGAAGTCGTTCCTGGCGAAAGACCTCGGCTTGAAAGCTGCGAACTTCCGCGGCGCGGCATGGACCCAGTTCGAGCAAGCGGCGGCAGCCAGCGGCATCCGCCCAACAGACCCTGGTGCTGTCGAGTTCCTGCGCCAGGTAGGTGGTCAGCTGGGTGCTGACGAAGCTCGCGCCCCGCTCTTTGCAGCAAAATTGGCCGAGCGGTACGCCGCTCAGCCGCCAGTCCCTGCCATGGACGCCAACGGAGCAGCCGAGCAGCCCGCCCTGGGCGCCGCGCCGGAAGCTGCTCCGAGCCTCGAACAGCAGGTGGTGGACCAGGTCGAATCTTCTGTCGAACAAGTTCCGCGGGTGACGAACGTTAAGCAGGTGAGATCTGGCTACGCGGATGAAGGCACGTACTACGAAGTCGCTATGGATGACGGTCGCAGCGCCCGTGTTTACCGCCAGGCAGGCGATGGCGGTGTCCAACTGTCGGGGTGGTACTACGCTCCCGAGGGAGCCGAGCGCGGCGTTTATTTGGGTGAGACCAGAAAAGACGCGCTGGACGCACTCCCGAGAGCGCTTGGTACTAACTCTGCCGCGCTCGCTCCGGTCGTAGGGGAGATCGACAACGCAGTTTCCCAGCGCGCCGCAGATCTCCAAGACCTAGTGGACGCCGAAGGCCAGGGCAAGAACAACCTGGTCCCAGCCGCGCGCCGCGTCCTCGCCGACAGCGTCGAGTCGGCCACGACCATCGCGGACCTTGAACTGCTGCGCCAGGCCTCGGAAATGGTGCAGAGCATGACTCGGCTCTCGCCGGCGGCGCGCCGCACGATGTTCGAAGACCGCGCCGTGAAGATCGCTTCCGAGTCGCTCAGCGGCGCGCCGGACACCGACCAGCTGGACGCGGTGTACAACTCGCTGATCCAGACCGAGGCCTTCAAGGCGCTCCCGCAAGCCAAGCAGGACGAACTCGTCAACACCTACAGCCAGAGCTACGACCGCTTCGAGCTGGGCAAATTCAGCCGCGCCGAGGCGCCCGTCACGACCCCGCTGAAAACCGAGACGTTCGCCGAACTGGTCGCCAACGCGTCCCGCCTTGGCACCCCAGTGGTTGCTCACGACAACGTCGCCGCGTTCAAGAACGCTACTGGCCACACGGCGCCGGCCGACGCCAACGGCGTGTACATCGGCGACCAGCTGCACCTGATCCGCCAGAACATCGGCTCCGCGAAAGAGCTGGCCATGGTGCTGGCGCACGAACGGGGCCACCAGGGGCTGGCCGGCCTGCTCGGCGACCGTCTGCCGGCGGTGACCAACCGTCTGTGGGCCAACGCCGCACTGCGCAAGCGTATCAAGGGCAAGATGGACACCGGCCTCGACCGCTCCACCGCTGCCGAAGAAGTCCTCGCAGATATGCTGGCTGGCGGCGAGCGCCTCACCGGCGACGTCACGTCCAAGCTACGCGCCGGCGTGGACAACCTGTTCGCCAAGATCTTCGGCTACAGCAAGTACCAGGTGCCGTCGAAGGACGTGGACACCCTGCTGAAAGATACCGTGGCGTACCAGCGTGCGCGTATCGCCGGTCAGGGCAGCGCCATCGACCCGAACAACCCGCTGACCAACGAAGAGGCGATGGCCGAGCTCGACCGCATGCTGGGTGACCCCGGGCGCATCGGCGGCCAGCCGCTGTACTCGCGCGCCCTCGACGACATTCAGACGGCGATCGCCGGCGCCAACGGCACGACCTCTCCGCGCACGCTCCAGGACGGTGTCAAGGCGGCGTACGACGCGGGTAAGCAGACCGCCAAG